GAGGTAACTGGAGATGACTATCTAGATTCACTTCCAACACGAGCAATTACAGTTGTTCGTAAGTTTGGTTTGATTGATTGGAAAGAAGATACTGTTCTTCTTCTTGGTCGTTATCAACCTTGGCATGAAGGCCATCGTGCTCTTTATGAAGAAGCAAAGAAGAGAGCCTATCAGGTTGTAATAGGTGTCAGACATACATCTGGTATGACAGAGAAGGATCCTTTACACTTCCACGAAGTTAAGCAGCATATTCTTAATGATGTTCCAGATGCTTTTGTAGTTAAGATGCCTAATATTACTAACATTGTTTATGGTCGTGATGTAGGTTATAAGATTGAGCAAGTAGATTTGGGGGCAGACATTCATGCTATTTCGGCTACTGAAAAACGTAAAGAGATGGGCATTTGATTTCTTTCTGACTAATGATTGGGCAGAAAAAGAAGCCCAACTTTATTTTGAAAAGGATAAAAATGACAGTAACAAAGGCTAGATCATTTGCTAAGGCATTAAGTTATCGCATATGGGGAACACTTTCTTCATTTGTTGTTGCTTATATTCTAACTGGTGATGCAACATTATCTGGTGCAATTGCTTTTTGGGAAACTGTAGTTAAGGTTTTTATTTACTACGCACATGAGCGTGGTTGGAACTATATCCAATGGGGGAGAAAATAATGTATGAGTACTATGTAAGAAAAGTAGAGAACGTAGTAGATGGAGATACCATCGATGTTCTTATTGACCTAGGATTTGATATCCTATTTGCATCTCGTGTAAGACTGGCTGGTATTGATACCCCTGAGTCTCGCACCAAAGATCTTGCTGAGAAGGCTCTTGGTCTTGAGGCTAAGGAATACCTTAAGAAGCACCTAAAGGATGCTAAGTCTGTCATTATCAAGACTGAAAAGATGGATTCATCTGAGAAGTATGGTCGTATTTTGGGCTGGGTATATGTAGATGGCAATACCATATCCCTTAATGACATGATGATCAATGATGGTTATGCATGGGGATACCTAGGAGACACTAAGGTAAAGGACTTTGAAGCACTAGCAAAGGCTAGAAAGAAGTCTGGTAAGTGAGCCACGTACTATACTTTACAGCAGAGTGGTGCAATCCTTGTCAAAGGACCAGACCAGTTGCTGAAGATCTAAAGCGTGATGGTTTAGTTGATTTTGTATTTGTTGATGCTGATTCAGAAACTGAATTGGTTCAAAGGTTTGGTATTAAATCTATTCCAACATACATTCTTATAAAAGATGGACTTGAAGTAAAAAGAATGAATGGTGCAAAAACACGAGAAGACTTCCTAACTTTTATTGGAGAGTAATGAGTATAAAAACAGAAGCAATGCTAGAGCATTTAATGCTGCAAGGAGCAATTGAAGTATCTGGTTTTGACTTGGAGTCTGGCGAGACTCTTTATACTATCACAGATAAACTAAAAAGTGTATCTCCAGATATGTATGAAGACTTAGATAAAACATTTAAAAGAAATATGTATGAAATGATTGACGCTGGACCAAAGATTATGCAATGGAGGATAAACATTGAGTGAAGAAGATTTTATTGAAGCCTTAATTCTTAATGGTGCACTTGAAATTGCTGCTATTGATATGGAAAGTGGAGAAGCACTTTATAAGTTTACAGATAAACTAAAAGAGATTTCTCCAGAACTATATGATACTCAGCAGGCAATGTTCCATGAAGAACTAATGTCTCTATGGCAAGATGGCTTTTTAGATATGGATCCAATGGAAGAAAATCCAAAGGTAACTTTAACATTTAAAGCATTTAGTGCTAGCGATGTTGATAAACTAGATGAAAACAAAAAATCAACACTTAGAGAAGTCATTAGAATAATGTTACGAGAATCCTGATATACTTAGTTTATGACTCAGTACTTTTTAGGATCGCTAATAACGCTTTGTGTTATGTTTGGTCTTGCTAAATTATTTTATAAGGAAGCGGTTTACACTAGAAACCTTAGTCCATATAGATATAGTCAGAGCAAAATACATCATCTGGTAAATCCTTTTATAAAACCAGAACTTGTAAAGAAGCAAAGAAAGCCAAACCAATCTAGAAAGCATTTTGATAAAACTAACCTAAGAGTTATTATTGTTGATGATGATGCATTTTGGATTAAAGACAATATTTTTTACACAGCAAAGATGAGCGATGAAGGTGTTGACAAAGAGACTACATCTGTAGTTGACACAATGGGTATGGATAAGGTACAATTAGATAAGATGTTGTTCATTATAGATCAACTTAGAGATGGGAAAAAAGATGATAGTGGGAGTACAGGGTACTAATAGTTTTACAGACTACAACGTATTCTTACGTGCCATGGCAGTTGCCATGTCTGGAATGCTAGATAATGATGAACACTTTTATATTTATAGTGCAGGTCCAGTAAAAATTAATTCAATGGTTTCAGAGTTTGTTAATCTTTCAGAGCGTGGAATGAAATCACGAGGTAAAAAGATTAAATCATTTAAGGTACCACCAAGTTGGATAGAAGAAAACATGAAGGATGTAAATTACTTTGCATTTTTCAGTCAGCCTAGGGAAACGGTTTCCCATTTAGTTCCAATTGCGGAATCAAATAAGGTTGAAGTAGGAATTTTTAGATACTAGAATAGGATATAAAATGATTATTAATACATTAGAACACATGGAAAGCATCGTTGCATCAAACAAGTCATTGTCTTGGGATGGTTGGACTGTAGTTAATTCTTATCCTTCAGAAAAGGGTAGAACATCAAAGAGTGGTGTACTGGTAAATTCTAAGTGGCATATTCAGTCACGCTTTGAACCAGATCGAACTGGTTGGAATATACCCTCAAAGTTTGTTGAGTAGTATATGAGTAAGCATAAATGGAAAGATGAGGCCTTGTGTTTAGATTATGACACAAACCTTTTCTTTGATAAATATGAAGAGGATGAACTATTGAGACCAGCAATAGATCAACTCTGTTCTTCATGCCCTATCAGTAGATCTTGTTTTGCTGTTGGCGTGACTGGAAAAGAGTGGGGTGTATGGGGTGGAGTTTATCTTGAAAGCGGAGAGATTTCCAGAGAGTTTAATAAACATAAGGACAAAGTTAGATGGGGAGAAACATGGAAATATCTAACGATGGAAACTCAGTAGGGTATTAATTATATGTATACAGATTCTATGCAACGTGCCTTTAGGTCTATCACTCCACCAAAAAACTTTAAAGTTTATATTGTTGATGAAGATCATTTTTTAACTGTATTGGCAAAGGAAAAAGATTTTATGACTTTGACTGGAGAAGATAAGATTCAGGCAGTTGAGTATATGATTAGAGTTAAAAAGGCTTTAGAAGATAACGGCGCAATAGTATTGCTCGTTCGTGAGGGAGGTAAAGATGTCTGATGTACTTGGATTTGTTGCCTTTGGCATTTTTATATTTGTTTTTTTTCTTACTACATTTAATTTAACAAAAGCCAAAAGAGAAAATCAAAAACTAAAAATACAAATCATTAATCTAATACAAGATAAACAAGCATTGCAGATGGTATTAGATAAAAGAGACAATAGAGAAATAGAAAAGACAGAGGGATTTCTTAACTTTGTGACACAATCAAGAGACTGGGCATTCCAGTATATTGAAGATGTGCAAGAAGGACTTAATAAGTTTATTAAAGATATTGAGCCTGAAATCGAATACTTTAAAGAGTATGGCGATGTCATATCTATGGAGCCAAACTATTACTCATTAAAAAAGATTACAGAATCGTATGAGGAATTAAAAAAACTACTACCAGAAGATGAGGAATAAAAGATGAAAGATATAATCCTATCAACACTAACAGGTTTTGGATGCGGTATCGTGTTTGCTGCATTCAAATTGCCAGTACCAGCACCACCAGTTTTTGCGGGAGTCGCAGGAATTATTGGGCTATGGATTGGCTTTACAGTACTAACACGAACTATATCCTAGGAGGAATAAAATGAATGAACAAGTAAAAGCACTACTAGCATCATACGGACGATCAGTTCTTGGTGCAGGACTTGCACTATATATGTCTGGGGTTACTGATCCTAAGACGCTTGCATACTCACTATTGGCAGCACTTGCACCAGTAGCATTGAGAGCAGTCAATCCAAATGATACAGCGTTTGGTCGTTTGCCAGATGTAGCAACAGTTGATGCTGCAGTAAAGAAGGCAACAGTTAAGAAGGCACCTGCACGTAAGAAGGCAGCGCCAAAGAAGAAGTAGTATAAAGAGAAATAGGCTAGGAGAATAAAACCTCTTAGCCTATTTTTTTTATGCAAATAGATCAGTAAATATTGGCTTGTAAGGAAACTCTAAGCCTGATCGTCTAACGTTTGTCTCTTCTTGGCTTCCAAAATACAGGAATGTAACAACAGTCCATCTTGGATTACCAGATGTGATTTCATTAATCTTATGCTCATATGAATATGCAGATGGAAATACAAACAGTTGATTTGCTTTTGGTTTGATTGTTACTCCAAAGTGAATAAACTCTAACTCTCCGCCTTCGTAATCATCATTAGGATAGTAAACAATAGATACAGTTCTTGGTGTTGCTAATGTATCATCAGCATGAGCACCAAAGAATTCTCCATTTGAAAATCTAGATATTCTTAAACTTTCTCTACTCTTTGGATCAATGTTCCAGTGATAGAGGTATGAGTTGATTGGACCCTTAAAAGCATTGTTTGCGTCAGGATAGTTGTATACCCAGCATGTGTCAGACTGCTTTCCATTTTCTCTTGTATATTCTAGGTCATCAAAAAAATCTTCACGAACCCACTTCTTGTATCCAGGCTTATCTTTATTTTCTTCCCAGAACTCTTTGCTAAGTGTTCTATTAAAAAATTCCATAGAGTCAGGCCATACATTATCATATATGTGCATGCCAGGGAAAGGAGATGTAAAACTAAACTCTCTACCCTGCTGGTCTACTGTAACGCCTCTTGCAGCGTTTTCTAATCTTTGATGATCCATAATACATCCTTTGCTCTTAATAATTATACCATGACTGTTTCTGGTATACTTATTAAATGCCTGGTTTTTTT